AAAAACCTTCTCATTAATTAAAAACGGAGATGGTGGATTCACTAACACGATTCTTAGGTCTTTTTTTTTATTCATATTAATTCAGCTTTTCTTAACAAAACATTTAAATAGTATAACTTACATATATTATATTGTAGAATAGTAAATAATTAAAAGGTGGTAGAAGTATTATGGTAACACAATTAGACATCCAAAATGCATTACAAAGAATCAAACGTAATAGAGAGAAACAATTATCTGATTCAGTAATAAATGCATCAATAAAAAATGAAACTGAAAGACTTGTTCCCATTCTTTCAGATAGAATGGAAATTAACTTTCAATTAAAGTTTAGTGAGAGTTCAAGGAGTACAGCAAATATCAGTACTTCAACAATTACAATCGGATTAAAAGGATTAAGATATTTACGTATGGAAAATCATGATCATCCAGATCTTAAACTTCTAGTTCATGAGTGTCTACATATACAAGGTATGAAACATAATCCTGCAAGTAGGAAAAAAGGATATTTTTCTAATCTTCGTGAAGATACATATACTGAACAATATATTAATGAATACTTAAATGGTGGTAATTTATAAAGGAGCGATATAGAATGATATTTGGAATATTCAAAAAACAGAAAGTAGACCCTGTTAAACCTAAATCTCAACTACGTAAATTAGTGAGACAAATGCGAGAAGTGCATCCCGGACTTTGGGTGGTGGTAGATGATGAAACTTAAAACGATTATGGAACAGAATCAAGAAAGTATAAACCGAAAGGATTTATCTCCAGGAACAATCATAGAGTTTTTACATCCGAAAGAACATACACACCCGAAATATGAAATATCTAATGTTAGACGCTTCGGTATTGGATATGTCGTAAAAACCACGAAAAAACAAAAGACTAAAATGATACAAATTGTGGTTGCTAATACACTTAATGAGCGAACAAGAATCTCTTTTACAGATATTATAAGGGTGATTCCAAATGAATAAAATCGAGAATACGGAGGTGAAAAAATGATACCCAAACCATGTGACAGATGCAAACAAAAGATTTTTCATAATCCACATATGAAGAACATTTACGGAGACTATTGTGTGCGATATAATTGGAATTTGAAAGATATGAAAAGTGTCCCTAAAAGTTGTTCGGCGTGAGAATTAAAAACGCTAGGATAACTTCATATCTATTTTTACAATATACGTTTAAAACGATTTTAAAGCTCACTACTAACATTTAGTCGCTTTTAATGTTAGTATGAACGTCTCATATCATTTATACAACCTACGGCTTTGTAAAGTTTTTTACATCTTGCGAGTCCATATTATATATACTTTTTGGATTGGTTTTATATATGATTACTATCTAATTTCTGGATTTATGCATTTAATGTACCAATATTAATTATAAGAGTATTTTTATAATTATAAATGACTGTCTAACAATTAACAGTCATTTATATAGTCATACTTTTACAATGTTTATAATATATATAGTTTTTGATTATATCTGACTAATTTGTATTCCCTGGTAGTTAGAGTATGTATTAGGTATCATATGTTTACATTGTATAGATGTATCAACCATAATCTTATAACCCCTCTCTCGAACTTTTCTACACCATTCAAAATCTTCGCTCCGACCAATATTCAGATTATCCGGGTCTTCAAAACTTAATGTCCACTCAAAGTATGGTTTTTCAATGTGATCGAACACAGACATATGTATTAACAAACAACCCCCACCTATAAAGTCGGCTTCAACCATCTGACCGGGTGTAAATGGTATTGCTTGTTTACCACAAGGTTTAACTTCTTTCCATACACACGGTTCATGTGGTGGTGCCCTAGTAAAATATACTCCCGATACTATCGGTAAGTTATAACTCATTAGTTTTGTTATTGTATCTGGCGGTACTATAACGTCTGTATCTAAGAAAAACAACCATTCGACATTTCGATCTTGTGCACTTCTTACAATCTCATTGCGAGCCATATCTATAGGTGTACCTCGACTGGTAGTGAAAACTGAAGGTACGTTGATCTGTATATTTCTAAATTGGAGTGCCCACTCCATTGTTACTGAATCTCGATGCGGCATTCCAACAAGGAGTGCTGGCTGATCGTTTAATTCCCATGCTCCCGGCATTTAAGAATCACTCATTTTTTTCATATTATTCATTTTTATTTTCCATTACGGTATGTGTTTTGCAGTATATTCTATATCAAAATATGCTAATGCAGGATCATCAGATAAATCAGTATCTCCATCCGGATCAACCGCTGCAATTTCTATCATAATCATATTATGTATATCTATTGCCTGTGATGGGATTATTATATTATCTGTTTGATAAATAATTTGAGTACCTTCAACGGCACTGATATAAGTATCTTCTATTGTTAATGTAGATTCACCACTATTACAATTTTCCGATTCTCCATTTAATAGTAAATATTTAAATTGCCACTTAACTTTTTTACCTGATTGATCACTATTAGTTGTACTTTTTGTCCAGTGGATTCTAGTACATGTGTTATACCATATACTTTTACGGCTGGTGGGTTTGTTGGTGGCATACCTAGTTTTGATGCTGATACACGAACTATTTTAGTATACGTTGAATATTCTTTTGGTTCTATTCGTCCCATTTTAACTTACCTGAAGCATATTATTGTACCGTAATTCAATATAATTCATCCACATACCAGATGTTGAATTATTCGTGATTTTTCCGTGTAATACTTCCGTACCATCTGCATCTATTATTGGAAATGGGTTTGCAGGACCATCAATAGCACGTAAATTAATATCACTATAATAATATTGTCGTTCACTAGAAACTAACGAACTTGTCATAAAAAATTCAATATCGTAATCAATTGGATCTACACCATTTGCAACTATAAAAATTTCATTTGTTCTAGCGGCATTTGTAAATCCACTCGCATGAAAATCAAAAGTACCACCACCACCACTTATATAATTATTTGAAGCGGCAATTTGACTCGTTCTAAATCTATTATATCGCCATTGATTATCTATCTCTCGTACTGAATGATTACTCATAAAATATTTCCTATCTTACAAAGTTGGCGTCTACCTGAGTCCAACATCCACCACTACTTTGTACACTATATTCAAATTTTGTATATTCAGAAACGTATCCACTAACAATCTGATAATAATTTCCGACTGCATTACGTGATGTTAATAATCCTAAATTAAACCAATTTAAATTATCTGGTGACGTTTTAGGTTGAATAAATATTCCTGTATTTGTACCGCTTACTTGCGATATATCGGTCATTACAAATACTTCTTTAAATTTTTTGGTATCATAAACAGGGCTTACAATCGTTCCACTTGTTAATTGACTACTAGCTTGAACACGATGTAGTGCTACTGGTTGTATTGCTTCCCTTACGGTAAGACGTGTTGACCCACTATACATAATTATTATTTCTCCTTAAAAATTTTAATTAAAGCATGGTCATCAGTTGAGAAATACTGATAACATACCGCTCTAAATATTCTATACTTTTTTTAATATCCAACTACTAAATAGTTGATATCTGCTCCATTGAACTCGCCACTAAATTGACCAGTTGCTACAACATCAACATGTAAGTATCCACTTAGGAAACTTCCAGATGCACCACATGCCCAACCACCGCTCGCATTAGCTGTAATTGTTGGTACCTTTGCTGGTGTGACAAGGGCCATAATACCAGTATTTATGGTCATCCGTACAGATGCCGTAGCTGTCCCGTCTGGGACATTAAATTTTCCGAACTCCAATCTCAAAGCACCAGATTTCTGTCGCTTTTCTGCGGTATATGGCATACCTCTGAGATCAGTAAAAAATCGGTCATCAATTGTGAACAATCCAGCTCTACCACTTACTGCCATTTTTTTATTTTCCTCCTAATGTCCAAATGCTATCCAAGAACCTGAACAAGCTGCTCCAAGATGAACAGCAATTACTCCACCAGATATGGTTGCAATATATGCACTCTGTTGAAGGTTTGCTCCATGTATTGATAATTCAACATACACAGCACTTGATAAAGTCGTAGATACTGCTCCACTTCCAGCAGCAGTATGCCCAAGTGTACCCATTGCAAACGCACTATATGGTCCACCACGTAGGGGTGATGCTGCTTTTAAAATTTCTGTATAACTAAAGGCCATCTATATCAACCTTCAGTTACCGAATGCTGTCCAAGAACCCGAACAAGCTGTTCCTACAGCAATTGCTATCATTCCGTTTGACGATACACTAGTTATACAAGCACTTGCTTGATTAGCACCATATACATTTATAGTTGCATGAACTACACTTGCTAAAGTTGTAGATACTAAATTAGCAACCGCACCTGATGTAGCACTAATATCACCCATTGCAAAAGCGGCATATGGACCACCTCGCAGGGGTGATGCAGTCTTTAGTAATTCCGTATAGGTAAAAGTCATTTTATCCTCCTATGAAGATTTCTTCAATTTTCTCTTCAATCACCGGAACGACATTTCTTTTAATAAAACTCACCGGTTTTACTTTGAATCCACTCGAAGTATCGTAGTGCTTCAAATCATCCTCAGAAAAATCATCAGATATCCATTTATTTCTAAAGAAATTTCTGGTGATTCCTGAGGGACCGGTATGTGATAATGCGTTCAACGGTCCGAGATACATCATATCAGTCTTTACCATTTTTTTATTCCTATTTCAAATCCCTGATTTTACCATGAACATTAAATCTTGAACAGATAAGTTCGCCCATAGTTCTGAATAATCCTTCATCACCCAGATAGTTGATTCCGAATGGATCTTTCTTACTCATACCAGATTCAAAGTACATTGTTGGTAATGCAACTTTGAAGAACATATAGTCAGTATCTAGGATATAGATTCTACTAAGTGTATCCTGTTTAACATCCTTCGAACATATGATTGGTATACCCTGATATGTTGCAACATTAAAACCAGCTTCAGTTCCGGCAATACCTTTTACACCACCATAGGTAGGTATAACATTTTGTTTACCTAAGAACCTTTGTTGAGCTTGTAATGCCTGTTGAATTCTTTCCTGAGTATCGTATCCAGTAAGAATAACTTTAGGTTCACCGCCATTGATTCTGAGATTAGTTAATGCAGTATCAAGTAAATCGATAGTAAATGTTCTATCAACATTAGCATTTTCATCGACATATGCATCAGCCCAAGATACGCCAGCATCTCTATCTAGACCATAAATATCTGAATCACCAGCAGTTGTACTACAATTTGTAACTTCTCCATAACTAGATACAACACGATCAATAGATTCAATATTATCGCCAGCAAGTGTATCGTTATCTGTTAATAGCATTTTATTAATCATTTCTACGTGATGTTTTGACATCTCCTCACGAAGAACTCGCATGACATCACCGAGACCATCATCCTTAGTTCCTAAGAAAGTTTCCATTTCCGATGCGTTGAATGTATGTGCAACAATCTTCGGTTTTGTAGAAATTTCCTGGAATGTTGGTTTTATGGTGTCTGGTAACGTTGCATTTTCAGATACACCACCACCAGTACTAGCCGCTCTGGTAGTTATTACTCTCCACCCACTCTTATCCCAAACTATTTTAGGAAGTATGCTGAAAGCATTGATTTCCTGGTTTAGTTGTGACCAGACTTTAGCTCCAAAAATTGGATTATAGACTCCGGTCGTGGTCGTTAGCAATGGAGAATCAGACTTTTGCAACTCAAACGCTCTACCATAATAATACTCTTCCATATCCTTTATGGTTTTTATATAGTTTCTCATTAGCTGTTACTCCTTAGTAATATTTTTCACCGTCATGTTTTGCATTATAATCTGCAAGTTCATTAAATGACATGTCGTGGATTTTCTTCATTGTAAGCCCATTATCTTCCTTTTCGATCGGATGTCTAATCGTTCTTGCTTTAGGCTTTTTAGTTGAAGCACTTTTCGTTATACCCATGTCTTTAAGTATACCTCTAACGTGTTTCTCAACCTCATCATGAAGATCGGGTTCTTCCTCTTCCTTTTCCCCTTCGAACTCGGGTTCTGGCTCGGGTTCTGGCTCATGTTCTGGCTCAGGTTCTGGAATTTCCTCTGTTTCTCCTGGTGCATTTTCTACAATCATCGATTTAAGATCGTCAATTGACTGAAGAACACGAGTTAATAGATCAGAAATAGAATCGCTTGTCATAGATTCATCATCCTGTTTTTCTACTTCCTCTTCCTTTTCTACTTCCTCTTCCTCTTCTGTCTCTTCTTCTTTTGAGACATCTTCTTCGTGAGCACTATGATTTACAGTCTCATCAGGATCATAATCAGTCTCATCTTCCTTTTCTATATTTTTTGGCATATTAATACCTCCCCTTTTATTTAAGTATTTTTCAATTTCATCGTATGTTTTCAGTAAGTCGCAATCCGAATACTTTTCTAGATTATCCATCTATATTTCCTCCTTCTGATTTACACGAATCAATGATTTTTTCTATATTACTAATTTCGGCCGTTCCTTTCTCATACCAATTAATTAGCATTTTTTCAAAGAGTTCTGTTATATCTTTACAATCTTCTTTTTTCAAAATTCTTTGGAGTGTATCTGGTTTTACTTCAAAAGTATGATCTTTTTTTAGTATGATTGTATCACCTTTATTAGCAATACCCTCTATATTGTCATCAAGAATTAGTTCGATCAGATATTTTCACCTCCATAAAAGTTAAATAGTATATAAATACTTTACTATTATGACACATGTGATTCAATGATTTCTAAAATCTCATTGTCATCTTTTTTTAATTGTTCTTCGTGTTCGTTAGACAAAAATTTATCAGTGTTTTCCATTTCATACCACCTTTGTTGGGGGAAACTTAGATGAATCCCATAACTCAAAATTATTTACCAATTCTCGATATTTCGGTAGTGTATCATTAATTATGGGAGTTGTTTTAGCAATATGTTGTAATGGAACGTATCTACCATTTTCTTCTAAAAATCGTGTGGTTGCACGATTAATTACTGTATCTGGATTTGCTTTAATTCCAATTACTCGGACAGTATATCCAATTTTACTAAGAGTACTAATTTTCTTCCGTTCCTTTTCATAATCTCTCATAGTCCCATCAATAATTAAGTTACGATGTTCACCTATTGATTTATCTATTAACATATTTAAAATGTCACGAGATTCATCATGATATAAAGATGCATTAACTCCATTATATCCAGGTAATTTCTCTTTTATTTCATCATTATTAATAGATACATAATCGTCGAAATCAACATTCAAATCTTTTAATAGTGTTGTTTTACCACTTGCGGGTGGACCGCCAATTAATATCGCTTTACCTTTACCAACCGATTTTGAATTTTTTCCTATAAAACTATTAATTATATTTTCATGAAGGGTTTTTCGCTCTGGTGTATATTCTTTTTTATCAGAATCAAAATATTGATATTTAGACGATTTATTTTCTTCAAGTTGTTTAGAAATATTTTTAAGTTGTCCACTTAATTTAGATGTTTTAATTCTAGCATAATTTTTTAATATAGTTTGAGAATATTGTTTCGGTTGTCCTTCGGAATCATAATAGTATCCACCTCTCGGACCACGTTCAATCTTAACTCCCCGTGGTGCATCTGCCGGACTAGATATGCGAACCCTACCTTTCTCAACTCTATATTTTATTGTTCCACAATACGCTTCCGCTTTATCTTTATCACGATTTTGTGCAACACATTCATCAAAATTTTCATATCCGGCGAAAGGTTTTTGGATTATGTATCCATTCTTAACAATATAAATAACATTATCACTCTTAGCAAGCTTATTTACATGATCAATTAAACTTTTCTGATTTGCTGGTTTTTCGACTACGCTGAATTCCCAGACTTCAATATCTTTCACAACATTGTAACACCCCTCCCGGTTACAAATTGGAATTTTCTCTCCAGCCTTTCCACCTAACGAGAATCCAGCATAGTCACCGTTTTTTATTCCTTCCCAGACTTCATTATCAGTTGGATAATCCTTATAAATTTTTGCAGTAAGATATAATCCTCTTTCTCCTTTCTCGTTGTCTCTAAATTTATAAGATATAATTTCTCCAACTTTATGATTAGAATGCGAATCAACTATAGGTGCGCCACGCCGCATAAGAATTTTCATTACTGGTTCAAATTCTTTTATGGGTATTATGTCACCCTGCCTATCAATGATCTCAACACTACCCCACCCACTGAAAATCCGTTCATTAGGATCGTGGATATTGATAGACTTGAATATGAACGTTGATTTTTTTAATTCTTTATGAATATGCAAATAATCACCTTTATATAGTATTAAGTTAATATTAGTATTTAGAGTTGAAATATATGGGATATATCATTCATAATCTAAATAATAATAAGAAAATATATCTTTCACGTAAGAGAGCAGAAATTGAATTATCAGAACGAATTAGATATGTTCTTGGTGTTTTAGATGAACAAGAAATGACTGGATATTCTAGTGATCTAGATCAAATAGGTGGTCCATAAATGACAGAACGTATTAAAATATTAATTTCACCTGAAGTTATAGAAGTGGAAATTGAAAGTGAATATCTATCCTCAGAAACCATTGAAAAGAGAGCAGTAAATTTAATTAAAGATTTCATACCAAAAAATACAAACAGTATTGATCAACATGATTTAATTTAGCCGATTACCGAAATTTCCCTTCAATAATCCTTTTAGTTTCTTTTCGGCCATATTGTAGTGCAGGACGTAAAAACGGTTTAGGTTCAGTACCTTGACGACCGATTTTCCAGATAATATTTTGAGCAACTCTTAGGATTTCTGTAATATACTCTCGCCCATCGAAACCTATAGTTTTATTATTTTCATTATATTTAATATTTAAATCATTACGTTTACGCCAGACCCAATCATAAATTGGTTCTAGTGGTGGATAATGTGGATCAGTTCCATATTCAATCCAGATAGCGTATGGTGCTTCTGCTCCAACTTCTTTATTAAGAAATTCATCCTTATCTGTAACTAAACTCGCAGCTAAAAATCCTCGATCGAACGCACCAACTTTCGGATCAGGATCATTAAGTGTTTCATCTGCTTTATCTACAACTAAATCAGCAATATCATCCATTGCAGAATCTAATATTTTTTCCAATTCTGGTTTGAGTTTATCAGTTTTAAATTTTATGGTAATCATATGATTTTATGCTATTTCTATGTCATCTATTGTAAATCCATAAATTCCACCGTTAGCACCATCAAATACTATTTTCATTGTATCTCCAGTTATCCATGGAGACCAAAAACTTTGAAATACACTACCACTTCTTTTATAAATCATATTATCATATTTATCATATAATAATAATGCATCAGGATATGACATAATAATTTTTAATATATGAGCCCTTATAATACTTGCACCAGGTTCTGTTACAATCCATGTATTATTATAACCTTTTGGGTATGGGTGGGGAGATTCTATTGGTAATGTATATCCTGCTGATGGATTAATCAATATATTAATGTTTGTAGTTCCAGTTATATAACCTTCTTTGAAAGCATTAATTGTAATAACAGCATTCGTTTGTTCGTATACATTAGATGCAATAAAATTAAAGAAAAAACGTCCACTTGAATCTGTCATACCACTATACTTAGATAATTCACCATTTGTAACAGACAATTCTATTAAAACATCACTTAATAATATATTTTCTAATGTAGTTGTAATTTGCACATTATTTACTATACCAGGATATGTTTGTAATGGAGCTTCGATTATTCCTATTTCAATTTGACTCAATTCATTGTATATAACTTCTTGTTTATCAATTATAAAACCAAAAGCGGTTATACATTTATCACTTATAAGTCTTACTTTTATAGTATCTCCATCTATCCAAGGAGTCCAAATATCATTATTTATACCATCATAACGTATGATTTCATTATCATATTTATCATATATTATTACGTAATCGAAATCTGGTTCTGTTTCAAGTCTACTAAAATGTATTCTACCTTGTATTGTATTTTCATTATATATAACCCACGTATTATCATAATAATCATCATAATTATGTGGTGATTGTATTATTTCAAATTCTGTTTCAGGTTCACAAGCAGTATTATATCTCCTATTACCACAACCATCAGATTCATATCCATTTAATGGTATATCACATTGCCAATTAGGAACACAAGGTTCTTCAATATCTAATGATAAAACAGGAATGCCATGTCCATATACTATATCTCTACCTTCTTGACCTAAATCGTCAGCTATTTCTATTAATTTTTCTCTGATTTCTACATTTATTTTTTCAGGATATGCTGCCGTTAGTAGTGTGGCAACACCAGCAACTACTGGTGAAGCAGCTGAAGTTCCATAAAATCCCCTATAACCACCATTACTAGCTGTACTTACGACATAATAACCTGGAGCTGCAAGTTCAACTTCAGTCCCCCTACTTGAAAAATCAGCTATTTTATCATTTGTTCTCATGGTTGCTGCTATTGCAATAACATTATCGAGAGCCGCAGGATATGCAACACAATCATTATCATTACAGTCTTTACCATAATTTCCCGCAGAAGCAATAATAAGTATTCCGGCTTCATATGCATTATTTACTGCATGTTCAACAGTATAGCTATATGATCTACCCCCTATACTCATATTAATTATGTCCATATTATTTTCTATTGACCATTCTATCGCTTCAGCAATAATAGATGAATAACCGTAACAACCACCACTAGATGATTTTTTCAAAACTCTCAATGAATAAATACTTGCTTCAGGAGCAATACCTAATATACCGATATCATTATTTTCTGCTGCGATTATTCCCGCCACACATGTTCCATGATTACAATCATCGTAAATAGTTTCACTATCACGAATAAAATCATAACCACCTTTAATATTATTAATTAAATCAGGATGTTCTACATATACACCACTATCAATAATTGCTACCTTAATACCTTCTCCTTTCGTTATTTGATGATAATTATGTGCATTAACTCTTTCTACAGCCCATGTAATTTCTTCACTTAGTGGTATAACATCTTCTTGTGATATATTGTCAAATGCATAAACGGGTTGGTCTATTTCAACGTATTCTACATCTATATCTTCTTCAATTTCTTTTATATCCTTTCTTTTTACTATTACAATAGCACCGTTTATTAATGGTAAATGTTTAATAATAGTTCCGCCGTGTTTTTTGACTACTTCTTCTTTTTGTATTAAATTATCTTTAATTTGAAGTTCTTTATAACTTAGTAGTTTATCTTTTTTCTTGTATTTTACAATAACACGAATTTCTTCTTTCTCGTGTGCTTTTTTTATTAATTCAGTATTAAATTTAATTTTTGATTCTTCCATTTGTTGTATATCTCCATAACATTTAAATAGTAATACGTACATAGTATATATTAACGGAGGCATAATACATGATAGATATTAAAAGACTGAGAGAACTCAGAAAACATATGCTTGACGCAATTGGTGAAGTAGAGGTAATTATGAAAGATGATCCTGACGAATATCGTGCTGTGACACGAGGGTGGCTAGGAGATCTTCATTATTCGGTAAAAGAAGATTTTACAGAGTATATCAGGCAGTTATGATTATGAAAACGAAAATTGGAACAAAAGTTAAAGTGTACGATAAAAGTAATTTCGTAGATATTGGAACCGTTATAGACTATGATATTATAGATGTCAATGGAGATCCATTAGACATTGATATGATTAAATTAAATAACGGTTCGGTTGTTTGGAGTACGGATTACGATATTATACCACTCTAACCAGACGACTACGACAATTAATATGAGGTACGAAATCTCTATATTCCCACTTCTTACCACCGTATCTCATACTTTCCTCTTTTAGAATCGCTTTAAGTTTATCTAGTGGTATACCTTTAGGTGGAATTCTAGTATCAATTGCTTTACAAACTTTTGATGTTCGTTTATCTTTCCGAACTCTCCAAATATATTTAAACGTTCCTTCGGGATCGACCTTTCTAAACCCAATTTCTCGACCTGTCATTGATGCAACGTGTGATTCCGTCCGAACAATACGTTCAAGTCGATAATTTTCTGCAAATGCCTCTTCTTTAATTTTCTTAACCATTCCAGATATGGAAAACTCTTCGGGTTTTGCATACGATTCTGTAATTATATTATTTATCTTTTCGCTAAGTGAATCATCCATTCGTGCATATGCTTTCCAAAGAACTTTTGACTTTGTAATTGCTTCAATTGCTTTTTTATCAACTACAGAAAAACCTATTACTTTTTTTGTCATACGACTAACGTATTCTTGACCTTCAGTATACAAATTAGCTATATGTTGATGTGATTTCAGTCGCATGTTATTAGTTGCTTCCCACACAACTTTATCAACGAATTTGCGCATTTCTGAAGCAGAAAACTTTTCTGTACCTTTCAGGATTTTATTAATCTCGATTTCAAATATTTCATTAAGTTCTTTCAGGAATTCAGATTCTTCTGATACTTCAGATTTTTTAACTTCATGTTGTAAATTTTCTCTATTAATTTTATCAAAAATATTATCTATTAATTCAATAGATAATTTATCATTATAATTAATATCTATATCAACCATTTATTAATCACCTTCTAATAAACGCTTAGTATTTACACCATTTTGTTTTAAAATATGCATTAAAATTGCTTGCCGTCTCATTTTTGTATTTTTTTGAACATCTTGATCTGAAGTTAGTATATCATTTTCATATAAATATGCGTGTGGAAATATCTCTGATTGTTTAGTATTTAAATACATCAATCTCATATCTTCTGCAATATATTCACCCAACATCATACTCATTCTTTGTTGATTTTTTGAATGAGAATCTGAATTACTAGTATATCCATATATATGTGATGCAACTTCTGAAATATCTAAATAGTCTTTAAACATGTCTAAAAATTTGTCAGGATATATTTGGTATTGAATATCTTTCTCATCATTATTTATATCATATAATAAATTAAATACTATTAAATGTGACTTTTCGTGTAATATCGTTTTTTCAATTGAATCTACAGCATTAGCATCTTGAACTTTTGATCGCCATTCATTTATGCTTTTACTTTTAGGATATCTAGATGCAAACTTATTAGACAATGATTTAACACCTTTTGGGTCATTATTTAGTTCTTCAAAATCAGATTTCGAATATCTAGGAATAAAAATATCTTTTAAATGTTGTTTTTTTGTTAATGTAAAACCATTTGCCCCACGTTCATATTTAGGCATTCTATAAATATTAATATCATTAATGTATGTACTTATTCGTTTAAGTGATTTATTTATAGCACTATCTATGGATACTTCATCTATTAATTCATCTTCATTAAATGCTCCATAACCTTTTAAATCTTCTGGAACTACATTTTTAATGAAATTAATATTTTTATCTTTTGACCACAAATATTTAGCTTTATTATCTACTTTAGGCTTGGTTTCCTTAACAGGAACATCTTCATAATAATATCCACCCCTAGAACCTCTTTCAACCTTAACACCTTTAGGAGCTTTAGATGGATCTTTTATGTAAACTTTTTTACCCTTTTCTAGTTTTTTTTTTGGTTTTTTTGGTCTACTTGGAAACTTAGCACTAACTTGCTCATGTAATGGTTTATCCGCTTCAAATCTTGATGGATACTTAGCACCGACTTGTTCATGTAATCCGCCGGGAAGTTGTTCAGCTAAAGATTTAGGTTTACACACCCCATCAACTCTATGATAACCCTGAGGACAATGTGGTAGTTCTTTATCTAAACCCATCATCATTTCATTATCGAATCCACCCATTTCTGGTTTCTGCGCTTCACCCGAATATTTAAATTCTAACCCTTTTGAAGTTGTATCGAGTTCAACATTGAAGCCCATCATTAACATTGATTGAGCAATCTGAGATTTCATTATATCTTCATTAAGTTTGATACTATTATCTTCTTCGAATGGTGAATTGAGTTTATATTGCCAATCTTGTATGTTGAGCCATTTCATTAACTTTGGCATGATCGTATCGTTGTAAATGACCATTGCCGACTCTGCTGACATATTAGTTATTTGGATTTGTTCAGATTCAGCATTAAGTCCACCAACACCACCCATATCACCCATAAAAATATTGGTTACACCATACATTGCAGCAATAGTTCTACGAATTTCATCTCGAATTGGAGTATATTGCATTTCTTCGAGAGTATCCATAAATCGAACAAATTCCATTCCACTTCCGGAACCTTGACCCTCACCTTCAATAAACATTTTTGGAATATAATGGGGATCTTTCCGTAATTTATCGTCAACATCCCGCCAAAACTCGAATGCGGAATCAGGATTACTAGTCTTTATCGCTAGGACGCCCTTAGGTAAATGTTGTTCAGTATATGAACGATAAATGTATTCCGCCATGTTTGTTAGTGTGAGAGTATATTGCCATAGTGTTACGATAGGAGAAAATCCATATAATTGTGAGGGTGCATATTTAGAGATATGTATGACTTCATTACCAATATAATAAGCTTCCGGAGCTTCTCCACGTGCATTTACATAATGGACATCGTACATATATCGACCGCACATGGGGCAGTTTAAATTATGTGCTTTTTGATCCATTGGAATTTCTAGGATTTGATCACGATGTCTAAGACAGGTACACCACTTTCCACCCATTTCAGCATATTCATTGGCAACTATGCGCATCATTATCGGATCACCACGAACTATTTCGTGAAGTGATTCATATACAATATTTCCGTCTTCATCCTGCCAATATTCTTTAATTCCGATTAGATATGCATCATCATAGAGATTAATATCATCCTCGATTTGTTTTAGTATTGCTAGAATTGTTTTACCATCATAATCTGACTTAATACTACAATTTTTAAAGAAGTTCGCTCCGATAGTAACTTCACTCTCATCCGGCTTTGAAACTGTATCACCACAATTATCGCAAGTATCAATTTCATAATCGTATTCCTTTTCGCAGTTTCGGCATTTTACAATATAATTAGGTTCCCACTCGAAACCACGTCGGAATATTGACTCTCTTAGACGCATTGTAGCAATTTTTATAGATGGACTATTATCATGAACATATTTAATGAGTGGTAATGATGGTGATATTTCTGGATATTGGATGCCAGGAGCTATACCGAAATATAAATCCAATTCGGGTTTTGGAGTTAGGCGTTTATCTCGTGTTGTATTACCCCAAAACTTTTTTAATTTTGATTTTATACTCATACTATTTTATACTCATACTATTTTAACAATTACTGTAACAATTGCACCAGACATAATTAATATGCCAGCAATCCACTTCCAATGACTTTCAATATGTTGGTCTAATCTTGATTTCATTACTGCTGAATTTTTATTTTGTTTAGCAGTAATTTCATGTAAAGAATCAACTCGCTTCCGTACATATTTGATTTCCTGTAATAGTAAATGTTCAATTTCTGACAT